CAGTGCTGGCTATGACAGCACCACCTGCACTATTAATATCACCCATTCTGACCACACCTGGCATGTTTTACCTTACTATGTTATTAGTATTTATCGTGCTAATACCAGTGGTGGCTTGTATATAGGCTGGTTCTATTTCTGAGCGGGTTTTGGTAATAAAAACACAGCTAGACTTAAGTATTTCTAAACTAGTATCGTCTGACACAGTCATGGCGTAGGGCACCATGGCCAAGCCCTGTGCTGTGGGCTGTAGAGTAACAGCTCGGTGTACTTTATAACTCTGAGGTTTTTCCTCTCTGAAGCGGGCCATAATTTCATCGCCAGTAACTAGTTTGATAGTAACTAAATCGTTGTCTTTTAATCCTACATCTATGAGCATGTTTATCCTTGGCTAAGTTTTGTTTTGAGTTCTGTAAAACCACCCACTAGTTCATTGTCCAGAAAAATCTGTGGTACTGTTCTGGCAGTGGGTATGGCTTCTAGTAATTGTTCCTTGGTATATCCTGACCCTATTTTTCTCTCTTCAAATTCTATGCCTCGGCTTTCTAACAGTCTCTTGGCCTGTTCACAGAAAGGGCACTGTTCCTTACTCCAGACTATGGCTTTCATAATTTTTCCTTATAATGTTGGTAATTGATCGTAATCTAATTCAGTACTCATGACGCCCAGAACATAATTGGTACTTTCGTTCTCTTGCAGAGCAGTCTGTTTATTACTGGTATTGCTATGTTTGTTAAACCAGGGTATGGGCGTGTTTCTGGGTGCTGATGCCTGGTATTTAATGCCTATGTCTCGGAGTGATTGATTTGCTGTGTAATCAACAAAATCTCTGAGAATGTTAGCATTGAGTCCTATGACTGGTCCTTTCTTAAACAGATAGGTAGCCCAGTCCTTTTCTTCACGAATTACATCCTGATACATGGCATAGACTTCGGCTTCATACAGTTCCTTGGCCTGAGCAAAACGCGAATCTTCTTTGACTACCTGATTGATGATATAGGCAGTCCAGCCTTTGTGCAAGAGTTCATCCTGCAGAATTAAACTAATGATGTTACCATTGCCTATGAAGATCTTGTTCTCTACCATGGCCAAACTGGTGGCAAAACTTACCATGAAGCGGAATGCTTCCAGGGCATAACTGGCATTGAGTGCTAACCAGATAGCTCGGATGTGTGCTTCTTCTTTGACCGGCACTTCGAGTTCTTTTTCACAGTTGACCATGTGCAGGTGATCATAATACTTGCCTACACTGCTGGCCATGTCTACAATCTCTTTGGTGTCATGTATGGTGTTGAACACTTCCTTGGGCACATTATAGATGTTGCGAATGATATGGCTGTAGCTCTTGCTATGTATGTTGGTCTCAAAAAACCCCCAGTTCAATAGCAGAGCTTCTAGTTCAGGCAGAGACACCACAGGTGAAAATACCTGTGTGGGTCCACGACCCTGTAGACTATCCAGAGCAGTCTGACGCAGTAGATTACTGGTAAAGATGTGTTTAATGGCTTCACTTGCATCTTTGAAGTCAGCAGCATCCTTGGTAAGACTAATTTCTTCGGGCTGCCAAAAAAATCCACGAGCAGTTTCTTCAAACTTGGCTATCTTAGGGTACTTAACCTCCTCAAACCTCTGGATAGTGACTGGACCAGCAGGATCCAGAAACATTTTACGAGACAGATAATCGGTTTTGGTGTTTAGGTTATATTGTTTGTCTGACATAATTTTATCTCAATACTTAGTTTACAGCTTGCAACTTTCACAATCTGCTTCGGCATCGAAGTCTATTACTTCTAGCCTAGTGTTTTCTTCTACATCAGCCTTGGAACCTGCTTTGTTTACTAGACTGTAATAGAAAGTTTTAAGGCCCCAGTAATGACTCTGCATGAGATTTTTAGCAATCAGCGTAGTTGGTACTTTACGATCAGCAAAATGAGCAGGATTGTAAAAAGTATTAGTACTGATGCTCTGATCAACATAAGCAGCCAATACAGCAGCAGTTTTTAGATATCCCTGGCAATCCTGTTGTTCCCACATGAGCTCATACTTGTTTTTTAGTCTATGGTATTCAGGTACTACTTGTATAAAACTACCGGCCTTGCTTTCCTTGACAGTGATTAAACTCATGGGTAACTCTATGCCATTGGTACTGTTAATAACAACACTGCTACTTTCTACCGGTGCTATGGCCATGAGTGTACTGTTTCTGATACCATGTGTAACCATCTTAGTTCTAAGCGATTCCCAGTCTAACTCAGGTTTGAAGTTGGCTAGCTCATTTACTCCCTGAGCCCTGAGTTCCCAGGGAAATTTACCCTGTCCATAACGAGTTTTTTCACTGTGCAGACATGGTCCTCGTTCAGCAGCCAATTCAACACTGGCCTCGGTAAGATAATAGGCCTGATGTTCTATCCATGACTTGACTTCTTGTAAGGCATCTTTTTCGCCATATCTTAGTCCACGCTTGGCATGCCAGTAGGCCAGGTTAGTAACACCTATGCCCAGGGGCTGGATCTCATCATTGCTTAACTTACTCTGTATGCTTAAGAAGTCCTGATAGTCCAGGATGTTGCATAGACTGCGCTGTAGGATCCGGCAAGCACGGCGCATGTCCTCGGGGTTACGGAATGCACCCCAATTTATGCTTCCTAGTGTGCAAAGGGCTATGCGACCAGTATCATCGTCCAGGCGCTTAAAGGGTTTAGTGGGCAATAGTATTTCGCAGCACAGGTTGCTCTGGTATATGGTGTGGTATTCTGGATCAAAGGGACCTTGGTTCATGACATTGTCTATGAACACCAGATAGATACGGCCAGTGTCAGTGCGTTCTTTGAGTATGCCGCCTCGGAATACTTCTTCAGCACTCATGACCTTTTTACGCAGACTACGACTACGCTCATATTTTACATAGAGTTCTTCAAACTTGGCAGTATCTTTATAAAAGGCTTCGTAAAGGTCAGGCACTTCGTTGGGATCAAAAAAGGTAATGTTTTCCTTGTTCTTGAAGCGGCGCCAGAAGAATGCACTCAGTACTACTCCATAGTCCATGTGTCGGACTCTGGTTTCTTCGGTGCCCTGGTTGTTCTTGAGCACAATGAGATCATCAAACTGATGATGCCAGATGGGATAGAATACTGTAGCACTTGCATTACGAATTCCTCCTTGCGAACATGAGCGCAAGTCGCCAAACCACTTCTTTAGAAAAGGAATCATGCCTGTGTGCATGATCTCTCCACCGCGTATGGGACTGCCCAGAGGCCGCAGTCTGCCAATCTCCAGGCCAATACCAGCTCGCTTGCTGGCATACTTGGCCATCATTTCTCCGCTAGCGAAGATACTATCCAGATCATCATCACTACGGATTAAAACACAACTACTAAACTGTTTAGTGGGTGTACCCAGACCAGCCAGAACTGGTGTAGCCAGAGTGAAAAGACCGTCCGAAGCTGCATTGTAGTATTCTCTGATGTATTTTAATCTAGTGGGCCCGGGTTCCTCTTTGTGGAACACTGTGGCCGCTGCTACAATGTATCTGACCTGTGGAGTTTCGTAAATCTGCCCTGTGGATCTGTTTCTGACCAGATACTTTTCTATTAATTGTTCTATGGCAGCATAGCCATATTGTTCATCTTTGGTATGATCTATTATGGTATCTAGTTTATTCCAGGCTTCTTCTGTGTACCAGGTTAAAAGTTCTGGAGTATACAACCCCACCTCAACATTGCGTTTTACAATGGCATAAAGACTGGGAGGATCATAGTCACCATAGACATCCTTTCTGAGCATGCTAAGGCGTTGTTTGCCTGCCACATACTGATAGTTGACATGTCCTACATCAGGGTTAGTTTCAACATCTATGAGGTCAACTATGGCTCTGAGTGTTATTTCGTCTATTTCTTTAGTAGTAATACCATCGTAAAAATGTGGCTGTGATTTAATTTCTACCATGCTCTGGCTTACATCAGCTATGCCCTTGCAGATCTTGGCTATCTGAGCTTGCCATTTTTCTATGTGTAGAGGTTCTTTGGTTCCGTTGCGTTTAATGACTGTTATTTCTGACATATTCTTTTTGACTTTTTTATAGACTACTCTAGGTCGAGTATTTAACCCAACCCTAACAACTTAATTAATAACTTGCTATTTGTAAATCCGATGTATTATAACTGTAACGCACCTGAAAATGCAACTGGTGTGTGCTCTTATTTACAACCTCACTGGGGTAATAATTAAGCACATATTCTGAATTAACAACTACTATATTGATTTGTTCCTTTTTTTCTGGGTCATAGAGTATGTCTAGTTTTAGATCTGTGTTATGATCGCTCAGAGCCAGAGTATAGAACATGCCCAGAGCCAGACTGATATCACAGTAATAGTTATCGTCCAGTAATTCCCAGGGGCTGGGCCAGGTCTGAGGTTTACCTGGATCCAAACTATAATTAACAAAGGGTGCTGTGCCCCAGAGTTTGGCCGTGGCTGTGAGTGCTTCGGTCAGAGACTTATTGCCCAGGTCCTGTCTAAACTCATACCAGTCCCTGAGGCGCTGGTTAGTTTTGCTGTACCACATATCAGTTAAGATAGCGTGTCTGGTACTTAATGGTAGCGTTGCTGCCAGTGTTGGTGGTAGTATATTTCAGTGTAGTAGTTCCTGAACTATAGCTCACTGTGAGTTTTACACCAGTGCTAGCATTTTCAGAATATTCATCATCAAACATCTGTGCTGTGGCATTGTGTACAATTTTGAGCTTACCAGTTCTGATACTAGTACCACGAGTTATGGTATAGTCTACTTCTGCACCACCAAAATCCGAAGTACTAAAAGTTATGCCTGAGCTTGTGGCCACAGCAGTATTATCAGTCAGTGTAGCTTTACCTCCGGGCGCAGTATGCATATAGGCATACTTAATGAATCGGTCTGGAGTTACCTGATAATTATTGTAGTCACCAAAGTTAACTCTGGCATAGACTAAGTTAGCAGTATCTGTGCGGCTAAAGTAATCTGCAAAACTAGTATTGCCTGAACTTGCAAATTCCAGAACACTATAGGCAGGCACACTGGTATACTCTCCAACTAATCCGTTGCCCACATCCAGGTATGAATTAAAACTACTAACCAGGGTCTGAGCTTCATAGCCCAGTATGGCCTGACTATATACTTTGTCAAACAAACTGCTAGTAACACTAATACTTCTGGGAGTGGCTGTGCCACTGTCAGACTGACCTATGCTTAGTCCCTGGTAGATATGATAAAAATAGCAGTTATTGAACTTTATGTTTCTGACAGTGCCATTGATTTTAGCACCAAAACTATGATCACTAAACTCACAGTTATTAAACTGTACATTATAGCTACCACCGTCTGTGGGGCT